TATGTTTCTACAGTTCATAGGGGTTTCTGGTTGGTTGTGGGTAGCAATTCTCTGGAACGATAGGTCACTAATTGTTGTGAATGCGGTTGCATGTGCAATTTTTCTCAACGGTATTTTTCAATATTTCCTAAAGGGATAAATAGTAACATGGCACGAAAGAAGATAACTGCTACTACAGACAACAGTGAGTGGAAAGCGCCTAAGAAACGCAAACCTCGTAAACCTATGTCTGTTGAACAGAAGGCTGCAGCATCAGAACGTCTTGCAAAGGCAAGAGAGGCAAGAGCAGAAAAGAACCCTGATTATGGTATGTCTGGTCTGGCAGATAATCTTCATAATTTGCCTGATGAATATCCACTTAGTCCAAAGAAAGTTAGACAATGGATTAAAACACAAAAAGAATTGCTACGATCTGAAAAACAAGCAATCAAACAAAATATTAAAGGTTCTATTGCTCAAGCTGCTAGTCATGAGGGATACATTCGGTCCATGCAAAAATATTTGCGAGATGGAGATTGGGTAGATGTTTTTTATGGTGAACATCAAGAGAAGAAAATAGGTAGACGATGTGTCGCTCAAGCATACTATTGGTATGGTCCTAAGAAGGGACAACCAAAATATGATGTTGGTGTATTTTATCCATTACTTGGTGGAGTATATACACAGGAAATGTGGAATAAAGATAATTCCATACCAGAACATGAAGGAAGGAAGTCAGATGACTCCAAAGGAAAAAACAGGAAACGTGATAAAGGGTCCGTGGGCAAAAAGAAAAGTAAAGCCTCTTGATGAAGAAGCTCTTGCTCGCCGAGAAGATATGGCCTTTGCAGATGATTTGTGCCAAACATTACTTATTCAAATGATCCATACAATGGATGATAATAATGTTGATGTTGGTCAGAAATCTTTTGCTCAAGACATGTCTCTTATTATTGAGTTGACAAAGGGGTGTATATATAGGGATATGTCATTAGAACATCCCATTCATAAGATGGTTGAATCTCTTGTTGAGATGTCAGAAGAAGAGGATAATAACTTTACTGCTGAAATCAAAGAAGATGTTGTTCAAAAATTTATTGATATGATGGAAAGTGAAGATGATGACGGCCCTGAAATTCCATAAGCCATTTAGTCCTATGATTATGGAATCATCTGTTCCAGACAAGTTCTTAGATATTGTCAATGATACAGCTGATAAAGTTCTAAATAGTGAAACTGCAAGCATTGAATGGGATTGGTCGCATATGCTTGTTGGTAAAGTTCATAAAGAAGTTCAAATACCTATTAAGAATAAAGAACATAGGGAGTTTCTTTTTACTACTATGAAGAATGCATGTGTTGATTATCTTAAAGAAAGTATCAAAAACAATACTTCTTATGGTTGGAAAAAGATTGCTAATAATACAGAACCTACTATAGACAATATTCATTTGACTCATAGTTGGGTAGTTAGTCAATATGCTGGAGAATATAATCCTTGGCATCATCACACTGGGGATTTCTCAGCTGTCGTATATCTTAAACTACCACCTAAGATGAGTGAAGAAGTTGAAGAAGATTTTAAGGATCACTATCCAGCAAATGGATTGATAGAATTTATGTTTGGAGAGAGCCAAGAGTTTCGTAGTGATAATTTAAAATTTAAACCAGAATTAGGTAAGTTGTTAGTCTTTCCTTCATGGCTAAGACATTTTGTATATCCTTTTAAGTGTGAGGGTGAAAGAAGAAGTATGAGTTTCAATGCTCATATGGTAAATAGAGAGAAATAATAATTATGATATTAGTTGATATGAATCAGATTTCAGTTGCATCTGTAATGATGCATCTGCACATGACAAAGCAGACCAAACCTGATGAAGATATGGTTCGCCATATGATTCTTAATTCCTTACGCATGTATCGTATGAAATTTTGTGATGAATATGGTGAATTGATTCTCTGTTATGACTCCAAACACTACTGGCGCAGAGATTACTATCCAGAGTATAAGAATAATCGTAAGAAGACTAGGGATTCTTCTAGCAACGATTGGGATGCTATCTTTGAAGTTCTAAACGCCATCAAGGCTGAACTAAAAGAGTTTTTCCCATATAAACACTTGGAAGTTTATGGCGCAGAGGCCGATGATATCATTGCTGCACTAAGTGGTGAATTGGAGTTTGACAACGGTAAGACGTTGATATTGTCAGGAGACAAGGATTTCATTCAGTTGCAGAAATTCTGTAATGTTACACAGTATAGTCCTATAACCAAAAAGTTTATTAATGGCCAAGACCCAAATGATTATCTTAATGAACATATCCTAAAAGGCGATAGTAGTGATGGTGTTCCTAATGTGCTATCACCAGACAATACTTTTGTAGATGGTCTTCGTCAGAAACCCCTAAGTAAGAAGAAGATTGCTGAGATGATTGGTGGTGAATTTCCGAATGATGAAGTCAAACGTAATTTTCAGAGAAACAAAAAGTTGATTGATTTAGATAAGTCACCAACATCCTTACTTTTGGAATGTGTTAAGGCCTACAATACCGCACCAGAAGGTGATCGTAGCAAACTACTAAATTATTTTACACAAAAGAGGTTACGCAACCTCGTTGAATCGATAGGAGAATTCTAATGGCGATAGACACATATACTCTAAGTTTTGCAGAGATTTTTAGTAAAGTATCAAAAATTAAATCAAAAAAGGAAAAGGTTTCCTTTTTAAAGCACTATCAAACGGATGCTCTTCGTATGGTGGTTAAGTCTTCATTTGACCCTAAGATTGTATGGGCCCTTCCAGAAGGTGAGGTTCCATTTAGACCTAATGATGCACCAGAAGGTACAGAACATAGTAATTTGTCCTATGAGGCTCGTAAATTGTATCATTATATTCAAGGTGGTAATCCAATATTAACACAATCTAAAAGGGAATCTATGTTTGTTGCATTGTTAGAAAGTTTGCACCCAGATGAGGCTGATATTCTTGTTGCAGCAAAGGATGGATTACTTCATCAGAAATATAAAGGATTATCCAAGAATGTCGTAATGGAAGCATTCGATTGGGATGATAATTACATGGTTGTAGAGCAAGAAAAATATCCTCAAACTCCCGGCTTAGCAGCAGGTTAATATAACTTTTTTTGAAAATAATGCATTTTCTTCTTGACAAACCCCAATTCGTATGTTATACTTAATTATAAACTGAGGAAACAACGAAAGAGATTGCTATGAATAACGAAATGACTACCCTGCTTGAGAATATTAAAGAAGATTATCTCAAATGGACTACAAAATGTGCTGATGCCAAGGGTTGTGTGACCCTGAGCGAAACCAATGAGAAGATGATTGCTGCGTTCAATGAGGGTATTTCCTACAAGGCAGGAACCAAATACATCAAAATCACCAGAGAACGTAATGGCGTTTGGGGCTTTGTTGTCAACACCGACAACGACAAGAAGTTCAAGAAGGGTGATATTCTGAAAGCCGCTGGTTATGCTGCTCCTGCTCGGAACTTTGCAAGGGGTAATATCCTTGAAGATGGTTACATAAGTCGTTGGACGGGAGCTTAATTCTATCATGAGTAGGTTCAAAAATTTGTTGATAGAAATGGAAGAGGATGCTGTTTTTCTTTCATATCAAGAATTCAAAAATCAATATGCATATGAAGATGCAGAAGATGTTTTTGAGAGTATCAATGGTCCAGATGAAGAAGATAGGTCAGGCCTGTTGCGTTTTTTAAAAGTCAAAGAGGAAGTTAAAAATGTTTAAGTTTGTAATTGGTATATGTACCGTTATTGCTGGAGTTGCTGCAACTGAAGGAACTGCTGATCTTTCTACTGCCATCCTGCTTGCTACTGTTGGTAGTATGATTATGGTATGGAGTCTGTATGATATGTCAGAAAGCGGTGATTTGGGGTAATTTTCTTCTTGACAAATCCTATCCTATATGGTATACTTAGGTATAATCGGAAATCAAGGAGACAACATGCTTCTCAATATTAAAGGTTCTAACAAAGCAACACGAACTCTCGTTGATCGTGCTGCTTGGTGGTATGCTGAAAGGTTGATGGGTAAACGGCTGATAAACAGTCTGGAAATCAATATCAATCTTAATCGCAACCTTTCCAGTAAATTTGATACAGAAGGAACATGTATCTGGGAAGATGAAGGCAGGCGTCCTAAAGAATTCACGATTGAACTTGATTGTGCTATGAGTATTCGTAACATCCTAATCACCCTTGCTCATGAAATGGTTCACGTCAAGCAGTGGGCAAAGGATGAGATGTATGAGTATTACAACACCCCTAAGATGGTACGTTTTAAGGGTGAGAAGATGCACATGGATAAAATTGATTACTGGGATTATCCTTGGGAAATTGAGGCATTCGGCCGTCAGTTGGGATTGTTTGTTCGGTTTTGTAATGACGTTGGAATTGCAGATCGTAAAGATATGAAGGAGGCTGCATGAACGGACTTGAAACGATTATGGTAGCTTTTGCTATGTTTGGCGTCACTACACATGATGAGCCTCCTTCTGCATCTGCTGAATGTCTTGCATTAAATATGTATTATGAGGCAAGGAACCAAGGTACTGCTGGTGTCCTTGCAGTTACCAATGTGGTTGTTAATAGGGTTAATGATGATAGGTATCCTAATAGCATCTGTGAAGTAGTGCATCAGGGCCCAACTAGGCCATCTTGGAAAGACCCCAAAGTAAGATACCCCGTTAAGAATCGATGCCAATTCTCATGGTATTGTGATGGTAAAAGCGATGAACCAAAAAATACGAAGCAATTCACATATTTCTTGAATTTATCTCAAGGTATTTTGAATAACGAAATACCTTTCCTAGACATTACTGATGGGGCAACACACTACCATGCTGACTATGTGATGCCATCTTGGGCAAAAACTAAAACCAAAACTGTAGAAATACAGGATCATATTTTTTATAAATGGGAAAAACGATGAACAAACGACTTGAAAATAGAATCAACTTATGGTATGATCAAGAGGCTGAATGCATTATCGGAACTAGAGTGTGGCTTGCAAAGCACTGGCATAGATGGATTACCTATGGGTGTAAAATGTGTTGGATTGAAAATTGTGGTTGTCCTACCAAGCGTGAGGATATAAATTCTCCAAGGGGGTTTGCTAAAATGGCAGAATATTGTTACGATAATTATGGAGAACACTGGAAGAACCGATGAATATATTTTACCTAGACCGTGACCCCGTTGTTGCTGCACAGATGATGTGTGACAAGCACGTTGTGAAGATGATACTGGAGAGCGCACAGATGCTCTCTACTGCACATCGTGTCCTTGATGGTGATGAATATGCTAACAAGATGGGACTATACAAGTTGGCTCATAAGAACCATCCTAGTACCATTTGGGTTCGTTCCAGTGAGTTGAACTATCGGTGGTTGTGGGAACATTATGTTGCTCTAATGGATGAGTATACCTATCGTTATGATAAAACACATGCCACATCCAGATTGCGTGATGCTTTGGATAAAACACCAGATAACATGCCCGCCATACAACTCACCGATACTTGGTCTGATCCACCCATGTGTATGCCTGATTATTGTAAGGGTGATGACACAGTGTTGTCTTATCAAACTTACTATATAGTTGAGAAGTCGGGGTTTGCAAAGTGGAAACGCAGAGATATACCGGAGTGGTTTAATGCAGAGAGAGAGCTACTGGGATTACATGGGGCGACGGCGCCGTGAAGAAAGATCAAGTGTATTCTTGAATAGTGTTGAACGAGATTTATCTCAACGAGTCGAAGAATTAGAACATAAGGTTATCCTACTTGGTGGTGATCCTAAACAATTGGAGCTAGATTTATAATGCCAACATATACATTTTACAATAACTATAGTGGAATAGAATGGGATGATATGATGTCCAATTCTGAACGTGAGAAATTTCTAAAAGAGAATCCAAACGTCACTCAAGTTCCTGGCATGTTTTCTTTCGTTGGTGATCATATCATGGGCGTGGGCCCTAAACAAGATAATGGTATGACAGAGAACCTTCAACGGATTGCTGAAGCACATCCAGGCACACCTATGGCAGATCGTTATGGGGGTGGTGGTGGTAATACAATAAAGCAACAAAAAACTCGTGCTGTGTTGAAAAAACACGGCGTCATCTAGTCACCACTCCGTTAATTTTTAAGGATATATAATGGCAAGCGCTAAAAAGAACAAAGAGATTAATAACAATAATTTAGTAGCAATTAAACCCATAACTGATAATCAAAAAATCGTGTTTGAATCTTTTAAGAAGGGTAAAAACCAATTTCTATTTGGTGCTGCGGGTACAGGTAAAACATTTAGTGCTTTGTTCCTTGCACTACAATCAATTATGGATTTGAAAACCAAGTACGAAAAAGTAATTTTGGTTCGTTCTCTTATCCCCACAAGAGAAATTGGTTTCCTGCCCGGTGATGAAGAAGACAAGGCTGCGTTGTATCAGGTGCCCTATCAGAACATGGTGCAGTTTATGTTTGAGCAACCTAACGAACAAGCATTCAATAATTTGTATGATCGTCTCAAAGGTCAAGGTACTCTCTACTTCCTATCAACTTCTTTTCTAAGGGGGTTGACATTTGATAATGCAATCATTATAGTAGATGAATGCCAGAACATGAACTTTCACGAACTTGACACTATTGTCACTCGTGTTGGCCAAGATTCAAAGATTATGTTCTGTGGTGACTTTGATCAATCTGATTTACAGAGGACAAATGAGAAGAATGGCTTACATGATTTCTTACGAATCCTTGAAGAAATGGATGAATTTAACTGCACAGAATTTACTATTGGTGATATTGTACGGAGTGGATTTGTTCGGTCTTATCTCATCAATAAGATTAAACTTGGAATAGGAATGGAATAATGAATTTAAGAAAACTACGAGCACAACTTGCAATTGATGAGGGTATAAAATATGAAGTGTATAATGACCACCTTGGTTATGCCACCTTTGGCATCGGCCATCTAGTTATT